TCTTTCCCTTGAATCGTTTACATGGAGATTGAGGTTTTGGCTGTTTCATTTAGTATCACAGGTCAACCACATCATCCACCCTCCGAAATTCTTATACATTCTGGTTGGGTATTCTCTGTGTGCTGGGCGATGTTTTTTGTGGTATTCTTTGCCAGGCTTATTGCCTTGATGATCTAGAATTTGTGTGCCGTAGCTATTGAGCATTTTAGTTTCTCCTGCACCAGTATCGTAGTAGTTCCAACAGTTTACTTCATTAGCGAATTCTTTGTCTATTGTATAAACGACAGGGTTCCATGTCATGACTATTGCGACCCATTTTGTAGTCTCCGCAAGAGTAGTTCTCTCTAACGATTGTTGAGCAGGTGTGACTTCGGTAGAGTCTTCTGCTGTTGCGTCACGTGCACACCCGGTGAGTATCGTCATCAATAATGATATTGCTATTATAATCATAGCATATCCTGCTTCCAGTTCTCACATAAGATTTCGTATTGTTCTAGTGCTTTCATGAGTTCGTTGTTTGCTCCCACCAGATGGTCTATACGTTTTAGGTACTTGGATTTTACTCGGTCTTCTATCGCCTTGGTATAGACGAGTGTTGCTAAATTGTTAGTACTTCTAATCATTTTCAGGTTGTTGATGTTCTTTTTTGTAGTTTTTTGCTTTACCATGATATTGAATGTTGTCGAAATCTTCAGGGCCGTATATCGTGGGTTTTAGTATGGATAAGTCGTTCTTCAACCTCTCTATATAGACGGACGCGTCCATCAGTTCTTCTTGGAGATGTTGTAACCACTCTAATGTGCTGAGGTCAGTACGTTCAGTATTCACTCCATACTTTACCATACCTTGCTGTTCCCTAGTACGTAATTGAGTGATCACCTTCTCTACATTCTTGTCTATTATCAGGGTCTTTCTTTCTTTGTCTTTCATCCTTTGGACTACACCTTTCCACTTCTCAGGATCTACTTTTTCAAGTTTATTATTGTTCTTCATCATTATTATCTTGCTGTACTGGGAGTTTTTGTTGTCTGTAATATGAATGTCTATGTCTCTCCTTAGTGTTTCCCATCCATCGATAAGGGTTACATAGAGTACATTTGGGTTGCTTCTTAGTTCTTTTACTTCTTCGTTTACCAGTTTTTTTACTCATACTCGACCTCTCTCTATTGAAAGGGGACGATAGATAAGCGATGCCTGATTTTTATATCAGTCAGAGTGTATGTGCTCTCGTTTCCTCACTTCATCCGTCCCCTTGTGTTCATCGGTATACTAATCATTCAATCTCTTTTGAGTATCATTAATTTCTTCTATAATGTCCTCCTTTAATATGAATTTCCCTCCGTAGTCTATGTCACAGTATCGGTGAACATCAGCTGCATTCACTAGCAAACCTCCATTCTCTGTTGTACTGCGGTACTTCCTAGGACACGGTTCGGGTGAAGTAAATGCTATCCAGCTGAAGATTAGGGCATTCACTATGAGTATTGTTGCGGTTGGTATTATCATCGGTTTGTAAAAATCTGTAGTTCTTCTATTGCTAATCTTTTCTTTACATCTTCTAAACTGAAAAATTTTTCGCTTAAATCGGCACCATTCAGAAAGGATTCACCGTTTCTGAACAATTCAAATTGTCCTTTAGTACCTTCTTCAACTTGGCACGTATCAGGAAGCATATTGTTAATTGAGGCGGAAAGCCTTTCCGCTTGTGGTCTGTAGTTTCAAGAACCACAGTACTTAATAGTCCACACTATTATTATCCTCCTTTAGTTTAGTATTATATCCTCATCATCAGTTTGTTGCTTATCATATCGGTCAATGCGTTCTTTGATTACCTTCATTCTTTCTTTCTTTGTACGTTGATGTATCTTGTCCATACTCACCTTAACCAGCTTCACCTCATCATACAACTTTGCTTCCCGTAAATCTGATATCAGATCCAATCCCTTCTCCTCTGTATCTATCCACTCTGTTTCCCATACCTTTTCATGATACCAAATATGTAGTAGTCCAAGGAAACCTATCTCATCGTGTTTTGCTTCGAATGCTTGAAAAACATGGGTGATACCTATAGACTGGAGGAAGGGAAATTCAGCTGAACTAATAAAAGTATCCATGAATTTCTTTTGCATTACAGTTCGTATTTCATTTCTGTGATGTTGTATTAGCTGTGAATCCATTAACTTTCACTTGGGCCTGTAGCATGGTTTGACTCTGTGCAACCTAAGGAGTTGTACCTACTCTGTCTCCATGTATGAGTTTCTTCGTTGTATCTCATCCATATTTGATTACCACCAGTATCACATTTTTGTACATATATTTTTCCGTTTATAGTGAATACACCAGCCCTACTGTACCCCTCTACATGTGGTAATGACTCTAAACTATACATCCATAATTGGTCTGAGGATGATGGTGGTGCACATGAAGTAAGTAAGACAATAAGAGTAAATGTCAATATAATTTGGATTAGATTAAGGATAACTAAATTTAAAATTGTTTTCATCTGATATATAATCTCAATTCATTAGTCCCGTGGACATTGTTGGTGAATAAGCGTCATCCCAAATTGCTGTGAGGACATCTCCAGCAGCCTGACTGTCAAGGACTAGAAAATCGCCATAATTGTCTATGATCAAATAGTTTCCACTATCGTCCTTGAATCGTCTTACAAGATAATTTCCTGTAATATCCACCTTTTCCGTCAGGGGGATAAGCTCTTTGTGTTTCTCAATGTTCATTTCTCTTTGCTTCATTGATTTGCCAAAACGTTTGGAGTTTTGATTTTTTAACACGTCCTGTAATTAGTTTACGTGATTCTATATTATTACGATTCCATTCACGCGCTCGTTCAAGAATAATTTCCTTGTTATTTTGGTAGTAAACCTTTAGTTTTTCTTTTCTCACCTCATCATTCTTCCACTTCTCGGCAAGACGGTCTTTATTCTTTTGGTAATACTTGTTATTGGCTACAGATTTTTTCTCTTTTTTTGTCATACTAGGCCTTCGGCCCCTGCTTTCGCTATGAAATAGGCATCTACTATATCACTAACGGGGTTTGTTATTTTGGTTGCTCTCGGAGTCAATAGTTCCTTAAGATTATTAGGAGTAAGAACTTCAGACATGAATGCTTCATACATCAAGTCCTTGTTTGCATTACCCTTACCTGTTGCAAATTTCTTGATTACAGTAGGCGGATAATTCTTAAATGGTATCCGGCCGAGCCACATTTTATTTTTTAACAGTCCAGTATTCTCTGCTATTGACCGTACACCGGCTTGTGCAGCAGTAGCAAAAGCATATCCTTCTATGAACACTTCATCACATCCCTGTAGTAATGTCATAGTCCAAGTAGAGAGTTTTTCATGTCTCTCCTCCTCTGTAGACCATTCAGGATATGGTTCAGCAATAATATTAACTATCCCACTCCCGGTGGAAAGTTGTTGCTGTCTCTTATTATTAGATAGATAATATAACATACACCTATCAAAATCAAAATATCCACCATCTTGTCCCTTTCTAAAAGGTCCTATATCTTCTTCATAAACACATATTGCTGGAGATGTTAACGAATAGTCAATCCCAGCTATCTTCTTCTGATTCATCATTATCTACATTCTCTACGATAGACTCAAGGTAATGTCCACAAAATGGACATAATTCTAGACCCGTCATATCTTCTGTTATAATACTAAATTCTTTATCGCACCCATCACACAATATTTTGATGTTTGCTGTACCGTCTTCCCATTCGATATCTGTAGGCATTTAATCTTTCGTTTTCCAATTCCGTTTGTGATCATTCTCCTCATCTGCTAACAATTCTATTAATTCTCTTGCACCAGGCAATCTTTGTTTTTCTGTGTGACTCCACAGTAACCTCTCACCAAACCATATCTTAAGGTCTTTATGTCTCGGCAATCCTGTAGTACAAGGAAAAACTTCCTCACCTATCCCTGTATAATTACTAAGTTCTTTAGAAAGGGTTGTTGCCTCGGATTGCATACCATGTACACTACCATTGGTTTGGATGATCCAAGCTCTCCTTTTTATTCGTGAAGCAACCCAATGATCTTTATTAAAAACTTGATGCATTTTTTTAGTCCATTTCTATATTGCAATGTAAAATAATAGGAGAATTATTATGAAAAGTTCTACAACAAGCAAAGTATGATACCATACCCATCGTGTTTCATAGAGCTCTTCTTTCCCATTTTTAGGTGTTTCTTGTTTACTAATTTTTACTTTTAAATATTCTTTTACTTCATCATACCACATACCCAATCTGTCTCTGATGTCCATTTATTCCTAAGATTATGGTGTTATACTACTATCTACGATTGGTTATATTTAGTTTCAATTCAAGCCACGATTTGTGGTGAAATATCAACTATTTCACATCCCTTCTCTGAAGTACATGCAAATTCTTGACTAGCACTAGTATAATCTTGTGTTTCATGATTTGTTAAGGATGACCAATTAACCTTTTTTGGCATTTTATTTAACAATTCGGTATACTCTTCTTCAGTACAATCTTGATATGGTGCTTGTTTGTATGTATGATCACTAAATGGTAAGAAACTAATACCACTAATGTCATCAAAATTTTCATAGACCCAAGCGGAAGTATTTACCCATTCATCTTCCTTGACAGATACGGTCACACTAGGTTTATGTTCACACCACTCTTTTGCGTAGGTATGCCATAAAGACAGTTGCTTCCATGCGGTCATATCTTTTCTACAAATTGCCCCTTTGGGACTCTTTGCTGGAAATGAAAAGACCGATGTGTGTTCAGGCTTTGTGACATCAGGTTCATTAGGAAAACCCTCAGCCTTCATCATTTTACAAAGGGGATCTTTATTATCGGCCCGTACAGTTCGTATATAATAGGGATTATGACGAGCATGAATACCACTAGCGCTGTCAACGAGCTGAGAAACAGTTCCACTCGGTTTGACACAAGTAATCGATGCACTACGTTCAATCCCCAATTTTTCTGCATATTCAACATTAGTTTTTACTGCTACTTCTCTTAATTCATTTAATAATTTCTTTATCCCATCCTTTGACCCGTTGGTTAAAGGATTGTCCATGATTCCGGTAAGACTGACTCCCAAGAGTCGTTCTTCTTGACAATTTCTTTGCCACTCTTTGGAAAGGTATTTGAAATTTGTAAGGGTTGATTGAAATGTTCCAAGGATAGTTGCAATCCTAACTTTGTCTCTGAGAGATGATCGAGTGTCGTTGCTCCTGACGACAACTTCGGAGAGGTTGCAGAATTGTCTTGATCGTAAAATGATTTCGCTGCAAGGATTTGTGCCGAAATCATCTCGTACCAATCTTCTCTGAATGTATGTGCCATTTTTATCCTTTTCTCTAGTATTTAGATCATTTACATGATATTTGCTTGCTAAGCCATTGTAAATACCACGTTCTCCTGATTTGGAATCATATAGAGATAACCACTCTCGCATGAAAGTTCCTGCATCAGGCTTTTCTTTATAATTAACTGAATTGTTGGCGAGTGCACGTTGTACGTTATCCTTATACCACTCACCATGTTTAGCAAATCTCATTTCACGGTCATTAAGGTCAGAAAGAGAAATAAGAGCAGACCTACGAACACCACCTACAACAACAATCTCTGCCGTCTTGCATACAATGTCGTGTGCTTCTATTGATTTTAGTTTTCTACCTACTGCAGTATTAAATGAAGCTACAGTAAAATTGAATAAGTCTACCAACGGTGCTGGGCCTGATGCTCGTCCTCCGAAAGTCTTTAATGGTGCACCAGCAGGCCTAACCTTACTCACATCCCATTTTGGTATATGACCACCATATAGTAAAGATATCAGTTCTTTAAAGGCTCTTGCCCATCCCAATTTAGAATCAGCAACTACGATAGTAGTGTCTGTAGGATATAATTCTTCAGGAACAGCTGGTAGCTGTTTCACATAATCTTCCTCTACTGAAAACCCAACTCCTGTTCCATTCATCAATATATAAAGAATTTCATCAAAGGATCTAACGTGATCTACCTTTACAAAAGCACAGTTATAACCTGCAATGTTCTCTTTTTCTAATGCCGGGCCAGCCGTCATTAAACACCTCATGGATGGCATGACCTTAAGTTCTTTTACTGCTCGTTCTAATTCAACTCTTTCACCATTTTCAAGTTTGAATTTATGATTTTTTTCTAAATGTTTTGTAAAAAAGTCAAAGTATCTTTCAATTGTTTCATCCCAAGTTTCTCTTCGGCCATTGTCATAATCCCATCTTGCGTATCTCGATAAATGTATAAATTGTTGGTATTCAGTTGGTAGCATAATTTCTTCTTTCTATCTTTTTATTTTTTCTAAAAGTTCTTCTGTTTCTCTTTTTCCTAAATTAAATCCTTCATAATCAGCCATACATTGCGATATTGCCGATTTTGTATCTGCATCTTCTAAAAGTTCTTTAATAACATACATTTCCTGTTCTGAAAATGTAACCGCATTTAATACATAATCCGAAAATGCTTCACAACATATAGGAAAATGTGGATATACCAAATGATACATTGCATCCGCATAATCTTGTATTTCTTGTTGAGCATGACTGTCACCCCTTAATTGATAAAACTTAAAAAAATTATGTAAATCTATCTTCCATATTACTTCGGTATAGTTCGACACAGGGAGCACAATTCTAGCAAGCTCTCTTGATACGTTCCAGTCTAAAAGATTGTGGTAGGCGGTAGTTGCTCCATCGAAAATACGATATAATTCAAATTCGATTTCTCCTGGATTACGTAATTCACCTTCTTCTCTACCTTGTTTATTTGTTGTTGATTGGGGTTTTAATTCTTTACCCTTTGGAAAATAAAAGTCATCTGACATGACAGAGTATCGCCCAGAATACTCATTCAGGTTTGCCGTCCTATGACGGACTAACTGGCGCATAACAAAGATGGGTAATTTAATATGGAACTTAACTTCACACATCTCAAAGGGTGAGGTGTGTTTATGTCTCATTAGGTAGCGTAAGAGATTACGCGTCTGACTTACCTTTCTTGTTCCTTCTCCATAACTAATACGTGCGGCGTTTTCTACTTCTTCATCACTGCCCATGACATCGAGTAATTTTACAAACCCATGTTCATGAACTTTTATTTCTTCTAATTCACTGGACATTTCTCCACTCTCTTGCTGCCCAATCCGCTTCCAATCCCTTCATAGTAGTTTTATTTATCATTTCAAGGATTTCATCAGTTGACATACCGCTAATAACTAAATCATTAATATCTTTAAAGTTTTTATCTTTAGACCAAATCACAACAGACCATCCATCATCTATGGAGGTCATCAATTTTTGAACAGTATGTACATTTCTTGGTTCATTATCAAAGATGAGTACACACTTTTCTTTATCAATTTTTATTGACTGGAGGTCTCCTCCAGCAACTGCCAAGCAATTTGGAAGGAACATTGAGTCAATTGGGCCCTCTACAATATATGTAGTACTCTCGGAATTCCATCTTTCTAGACCATAAACCTTAGTACTATCTTCAGAAACTTTAACAGTAATATATCGGAGTGCATGACTACCTAACGCTCTACCTTGAGCAGCAATTAGTTTTCCTTCTGTATCATAAAAAGGAATAACCATTCTCGATTCTTCTCTACCCAAATTAGAATAATCGATTTCAGATATCGACATTGCCCACTCTCTAAAATCATCTGCATAATAAACCTTATCTAAGAAAGAATTTGGCATCTTTCTACCTGAATAGAACAATCGTGCATGATGATCACATGGAAGAGTGTCTATGGATGGTAAGTCAATGGTAGTTGGTTTAGGTTTGAATTTTGGTGGTTCAAATTTAAATTCTGGTTCTTTTGTTTTACGATGGTTAGTTTGACCTTGGCTGTATCTCTCTAATACATATTGTCCATGTAAATGAGGATCAAGATGTTTTATGAAGTTTCCAAGAGAAGCACCGTATCCGCAATTATGACATTTCACAAACAAGTCTTGCTTCTTTGCGTAAATGAACATTCGTTTTTTTGATCTATTTTTTTGAGAATCACCACAAATAGGACATCGTGAATTCCAAAGATTTTGTCTAACCTGTTTGAATAGGTCTAGGCGAGAGGATATTAATCCTACATATTTTTGATCTGTATATAAACTCATACTGTATTATATCACGAAATACTGATATGTCAAGTCAGTTTATTTTCAGGCGTCTATCCACCTTTCTTATACTACTTTGTCCTTGATCATAGATGTATACTTCCTTAATGGGACCTTCTATGTTCTTATCCCAATAGTCTAGGAATCTAGTAATGCGAGGATACTCTGGTAATTGATCATCAGTCTGCCATACGAATTCGTTTACTATATGTAAATAGTCTGGAATATAATATACTACTTGAACAGTAGCGACTGTCCATTTACGTATGTGAATATATGCCATAGTTATTTACGTTTTAGTTCCAACTCTCTTGCTATCCACATTTTTGCGGCGGGTTTATTTGGTGAGCGTTTCATAATCTTTCCAACTGCACTAAAAGCTTTCCTAAATACATCCTCTCCAGCTCTATTATTAACAATTTCAACAAATCCTCCAGCAAACATATTAGCAAGGCCTTGTTTAACTGATTGTACCTCTTCCCATGTTTTTATAACAACCTCGTCAAGAAGTTTTCTGGATCTTTCAGAATTTTGTTGGAGAGCAATATCAAGAGATGTATTGACAAATATCATGTAGGTGTCATAACCAACATCATGAAGTCTTTTTCTTCTCATAGTAATTCTTCGTAGATCATGGGCAGTACCATCTATGACTAATCCTAATCTACCGTTTATCCATAACTGTTCCCGTTTTAGAGTTATCTTTTTTGCTTTTGCTCTAATACCCTCTTTTTTATTTGTTTCTATATCATTATATGACTTCATATCGAGAGACATTTCCGCCTTCATCAATCCAAATTCTAATTGTTCATCTGAATTGACAACTTTCAATCCGAAAGGGCCTGTCTTGCCTGGCTTAAGTTTATTCATGTCTTCATGCCATTCAAACTTACCAGCAGTAGAACCTGTTGCTTTTTCTGCTGAATATGATTTACCAGAACCGGCACCACCTGCTAGGAAGAATGCTTTAAAGATTCCAGGATCATATACACCCTCTAAGAGTTCTTGTTTAAAGTTTCCGAACCTCATATTTCCGATCTCGTAACTTGCATTATTTTTGTTTTTTGAGCTTCTAAAATTTCAATTCTATTGGGCCATTTTATGTATTCTTTGGTATCACCATCTTTCTGTAGATTTGTTATTAATGGAAAAACCAATTTCTCTATAGCTAACATACGTGCCTTATATGTTTTACCTAAATCTTTCTTTCTCTCTTCAATCTCTTTGACTACTGTGGACATATCTTGTGAAGATTTTTGAAGACTCTGTACTGCCTCTAATTGTTCCATCTTTAGAATCTTCTGTACATCTTTATCCAACCATTCTAGTTTCTCCATAATCGGAGTTAAGTCTGGTGGTTCAGCAGTAACAGACTGTACTTGAGATGCAGTCAAACTATCTAACTTCCCTGATGTTCCTTCTAATAGACTTTCAAGACTTTCTAATTTGAGAATCTTATCAATCTTAGGTGACATACTTTCTAAGAACTTCATGATTTCATCTTGTTTTCCTACTGACTTTTTTGCTTCTGAAGAAGCAATTCTTGAATCTCCTGTCGCATCATTAAGCTGCGCCAGGATATCTGCTGTCGTTTGTGCACGTTCTTCATCCTGTTCTAGAGCAAGAATTTTATCTAGTTTATCTGAATTAGTAGATAATGCTTTTGCAAGTGAATCTTGTTGTTCTTGAGAAAATCCAAACTCTGCACTAGGTAAATCTTTTTGAGTAGCCAAGTGTGACATGATTTGTTCTATTTTAGAGTCCATTGATGCTAACGCGTCTGGACTTGCAGAACCTCCACTTCCTGTGTTTTCTCCATCGGTATTGTCTGCTTCGTATTCATCTGCTGTTACAGCACTGAATCCAAAATCAACTAATTCTTCTTCTGCCATTATTTTCCTTCTATTCTATTAAAAAATTCTATAGATTTTATAATATGTTCGATTTGATCTGTATGTGATACCGATTGATATACAAGCAATCCAAATGTAAATAAAACTATAAACCATAAACAGGAGAAAGATATCAATACTAAATTAGATATTAATTGTTGTGAATGTCCAACATCATCGGCCATTATGATTGCTCCACATATTTAACCCCATCTCGTTCTTCAAGGAGTGCTCTATTTTTCATATGCTCTTCCTCAATTTCCTCTTTACTTCCACCATAATAACCTACTGCATGACCCGATTCACACATCCATTTGTTTAAATTGGTCCATCCATTAAACTCATGTCCACCTTCTGTACAGTTGATCCAGATTTCTCCAAGAATTCTTCCGAATTTACCTCTACTGTCTTTTTCTGGACATCTGACTTGAACTTCAATATCATCTCTGTCCGACACAATTGCCCAATGTAACCATGACTTAAGGGCGGCCGAGGAGAGTTTTCCATAGAACTTTTCTGCCAAATCACGAGTTCTTGATTCTGGTGTATCGATTCCCAACAAACGGATTCGTCCACAATACCTAACATCGAACCCCAAATCAATAACTGCGTCAATAGTATCTCCATCTACAACTTTCTCTATAGCGGTTATGTGGTAAATAAACTCACACGGTTCTTCATTTTTATATTCAGCCATATATTCCTTTATTCGTTTTGTTTCAATTGTAATATTTAGTTACATATTTTTCTTAATTTTTACAAACCATGTGGTCCAACCTCCCCCGTTTCTTTTTCTTTTATTGGGATCATGTTGAGCAATTGCTTGTCCATGATTATCATAACGTATAGTGAGGATAGTTTCTAATTCATACTTTCCGTGTAATTTTAATAATGTATAATTATTCTGCACGGTCGGGTGTTTCCTTTAATAGTTATGTTTTGGGTTACCCTAACTATTTATGAAAAGCGACTATTGTGTTAAGTCATTTTTCCTAAAATCATACCAAGTGCATTAGGTAATTGATAGGTTATACTCTTCTCATCTAAAAGTATTTTGACTTGTTCAAATATGGATTCATCAAAATCAAAATACCAAATATAATCTTCAGCCCATTGTCCAGCACATGAAACTAAAGAAAGCAATGTAGTATTATTAGCAGTATGTTGATATTCTTTTTTAACATATCCAGATGTAGTAGGATCAAAGGTACATATTAAATCTGATGTTTGTAAATGTATTTCGTGAAATTCTGTTAAATCTGGAATAGGCGTAATATCACAATCTAATACAAATTCATTATCAACTATTGTTAATGTTGCTTCTATCTCTATTCCACTCTCTGTTAAAGGCATATTCCTCCCCAAAAATCATCCCAAATAATTTTGTCTGCTGAATCAAAAGGTCTAAACCATTTATCTTCAACATGCATTCTTTTAACACCATCAAATGGAAGTTCTGTCCAAAATAATAGACGGGGTTTCCATTCTGGGTTTAATTTCCAGTCTTCCCAATGAAGAACACTACCTAAAAATGAATCCATTAATAAATCATCACCTAAATACAAATAATTTATAACTTTACTACCCAATTTTCTTAATAAAATAGGATTTTCTAAAATAATAAAAACAGGCATTCCATAAGCAGAAGTAGTAAGTTCATTTAATGATTGCTCTTTAAACTTATGTATTTTTGCACCTGTTTGCTGTATATCATGTTTAAGTGATCTCATCATCTGAACCGCATGTATTTCATATTGTTCAAAATCTAATTCAGAATTAATATTGTTCTCTGGAAATAACGATAATGATAAATTCATAAGAAAATGATTAATCGCAATATTAGATCCGTTAATATGTTTAGGATATAAATCTTTTTTAAGGGCACTTACCCATGCAGTTTTAACTATCTTTCTTCGTTCCTCAACCGTCATAATGTTTCACCCTTTCTATCAAAATATTCAGTTATACTAAACATAAAGTCATAAATGTATGCCCATTTCATATGAAATTGAGGTCTTCCTTCTTTTAACTGAGTTAAATAAATCATTGCCGAAGTAGTCGGATCAGGTGTAGGATATGCTGTATATAAATTTTTAAGAAAAATATCAAAATGTTCTTGACCATATTTTGTTGCTAACGAATTATATCCAGCTATTATAGTATCTACTCTTGTAGTATAAGCATGTGTATGATTGGGTCCGGGATGATTTTGTTTCTTAATAT